CCCTAGAATTGGGTGTACTATTTGCACTGTTGAAGTGTTGAGTTAATTTTGCAAGATTTTCCAACGCTTTGCGTATGCTGTTTATTACGAGCTTACTTTTAAAAATTTGTAAATGCTCGGGGTATACTGTGTCGAGTTGCTTGTGTCAAAGCAGATCGGATGATGATTAGTTTAACTAACGCACTGAGGCGAGATTGCTAATTACTAACTCACTGAGGAGAGTACTCCCATCCTTTTTGTTGCCTGGAACAAGGAGTTATGTTATACTGTATACCAGATCAAAGAGCTGATGCCCGAAAGATGCTATGAGTGTACGATATTTTATATCTAAAGTCTATGCGGGGAGATCGACCAACTTTAGATATTCTATATTGAAAACAAAACTATGCGGGGACATCGACCATTTTGGACCCTCATACCTACCCGAGGTGAATTTCGGCTAACTTTGACTCAAAAATTTTGATGTTAAAACTTAAAAACAAAATAATTATAAAATGTATTTCTAAAAGATTTGATCATATGGAATGATTGATCGTTTTCTGGTTAGGTCATATGGATTGACCAATCAAAACAAAAACAATATAAAAATATAAAAGTATTTGATACACCAAAAACAATATAAAATTTTAAAAATACAAAAATAGTTTGCCTGAATAAGCACGTTAATATATTTTCCTTTAATTTATGTAAACCTGGAATTAAAGTACTTACTATAAGGTGATGAAGATATCACTCTATTTATTCTTGATAGTACTTAGTAACAAACAACAGCTCCGAGGAGTGACCGAAAGTCAGTTGACTGTGAAAAGGAATTCTCTAAGGAATTTTTAGGGTATATTTTCTGCGCTTTGTATACAGGTTATTTTATTTTCTTTCTAGCGATTTGCGATATGGTGACAATTAATAAGAACAACGAGATTAAAAGCGAGATTTTGGAGCGAATTCATAATATAGCTCCTATTGATAGTTACAATAAATCAATGATTGATGATATGCTGCGTTTGGGCAAAGTTTATGCGCAAGGTGGTGTTTTGTCCAACCCTTTGAAAGAAATTAACATTAATCACAGAATGGATTGGGGTTTTAGATCTCGATCCAGAACTGAGAGTAGAAACGAAAATTTTAAACATACTGAACAAGAACACCGCGAGTTTTCGTGGTTTGGTATTTTTGAAGAAGTGATGTGTAATGTAGAGTTTGCAATCTGCATGGCCGTATTTTGTCTAATTATAAGATATTTATGTCCTAACAGGACCTTTACTGCTTTATATTTCATCGTAATTTCTGCTATTTTTATGGTAGTTCTTAGTAATGTAAAAGAACTTATCAAAGAAGACGTAACAACTGGAGGTTGTAAAAACCAAGAGTCAGATATACTTAAGATGATGAATTCCTTATGGGATTTAGCTTCAAAAGATTTATCTGACTATGATGAAAAATCTTCTGAGGAGGAAGTACCTATGGAAAAGATTGAACCACAGAGTTTATCCATGAACTTGGAAGTTGTGGCACAAAGTTTATTATTCTTACTTTCTCTTGGAATTGGTTACCATCCTAAAAATGGAGCTCTGCAAGGGATTAAAGAATTCTTGAAACAAACTGATGTTTCTCGTACCAATATGATGAGTGCAATAATTAATGCATATACTCGTATTGGAGATTTATTAAATGCTTTTGAGAATACTAAATTCTTAGCAGAGTATTTTGAATTACCAGTTGAAGATGAACAATGCAGGGATTGGATTAATGATGTCCATATCTTTGTTGATAGTGTTTCAACTTCTAACCACAAGGGTTATGAAGATAATACTATACAGTATAAAAGTCTTATTACTCGTTACGATATTATTATCAAACGATTGGGTAGAAATTTAGGAGTTAATTCTTTAGCTCTTAAGAAAGCTCATGATATGCTTGAAGACTGTCGTACAGCTTTTGAAAGGCGATTTAAATCGCTGAGAGGCTTTAGACCAGAACCTGTGATGGTATTTTTCCATGGGCCTGCTGGTGTTATGAAATCCACTTTATGTGATCAATTGGCAACCTTAATTAATAATCTTACCATCCCTGATGAAGCGAAGAAGGATTACGAACTACATCCTAGTGAGTACACCTATCGTCGCTCTGTCGATAAATGGTGGGAAGGTTATACTTCAAAAGCTAATGTTGTAGTCTTCGATGATCTTTTCCAATTAGTAGATAATGGATCTAATCCTAGTGAATCAGAGGCTTCTCTTATCATAAGGATGATTAATAGTGAAGAATTTGCCGTGCCAATGGCTCAAGCTGATAGTAAAAATTCTACATTCTTTAGGTCTAATTTTGTACTAGCATCTTCTAATGTGAATAACATGAATTTAGCTAATTCTATACATTCAAAAGAAGCTTTATCGAGAAGACTTCATTTTAAAGTCGAAGTAGGTATTAATGATATTTACAAGACTAATGGAAAAATCGATTACGGTAAATTAGATGTTATGACCGATTACGATGGAAATCCTATTCCAGGAGCGACTATTATAGATCCATCTATTTGGACCTTTAAAGTTAGTGAAGTTAACGGTAACGGTGACGGACCCATTGTTGAAATGTCTTATATTGATTTAGTTGAAGCTATTGTCAGACGTTATTATCGACAACAAACGTATTATGAAGTGAATAGAGCTACCGCTCTTATGGTTCAGCAGCGTCTTGATGAGAAAGTCAGACAACGACTCTCTAAGGATACCAGATCACTGCATGCTTTAAGAACTACTTTGAGAACACCTATAGTTCCCCAATCGGGTTTTAATACTCCGGGTAATTATAAGAAAAGTGATGTTCCTGAACAAATTAATCAAGTGGAAACTATGCTGGAAGCTATGTCTCATGACAAGGTTAAATTTGTTTATGAAGCTTGGAATACTGCTATTTTACAAGTTGATCGAAGTATCTATTGTTGGAATGATCATAGTATTGTTTATAGATTCATCAAGAGTTTAACAAATGAGGATCTAGAAACGTTCTTAGAAATTCTAGTAGAGCTTGATGAAGCAGAAATGTTGCCTTGTGTAGGAATTTGTAACTCTAGATTAGTTCCTTTCTTCCACGAAATTATGCTCGAGAGGAAGGATCTAGATATCAGTGTTATAGACTCTGAAGATTACGCTTATTTTGAATTAGATACTAGTTACACACATAAGTTTGTGAAAAACTTAAAACACTGTGTAGGTTATGTTATGGATAATATAACTTATATAGCTGGTGGTTTAACTGTATTAGGTATAGGAATATACTATATAGCCAAAAGCTTTAGTTATTTCGTATCTCCACAATCAGGCGATACTGATCGCTATATGATGAGAGGACCTAACAGGGGTAATCGAAAAGGTGATAATAATTCTTCAAGAAATCAATTACGTAGGATGAATGTCACAACAACTGGTACTAGTACCAGTGACATTAATCCTCATGGTATAAAAGATTATGATGCTTTATGGAAAACTAATGATATTAGCTTTGACTTTGGTACAAGGAGTGCTTTGAATGACGTTCTACGAAATGTTATGGACAAACACTTCTTTATTATGTGGCTAATTGATGAAAATAATAATCCACCTACAAAACATTCTTTGGGTCATGCCATTAATGTACAAGGTAGATCCATGCTTACTTTTGCTCATAGTATATATGTACTAGAAGACAGATTAGTTGGTAAAAATCGTGATAAAATCTACATCAGATTTAACACACCTTCCAATAATAGGAAATTCGCCGTTTATGTGCAAGATTTCTTGGATAGCGCAGTTATCGATGATAAGAGTTTAAATAATGATTATGCTATCTTTAATTGTGGTAATGAACCAGCTAGCAGAGGCTGTTTAAAATTCTTTGTAAGCGAAAAAGATGTTAGTTGGCAGCGAAGAAATAAGATTCCTGTGTCAATTAGTGGTTTTCATCAAACCGGTAAAAACTACGATAGCGTAATTTTCCGTACACATGCTACTGAAGCTAAACTTATTACTGATAAAATTCAGGTCAAGAAAGACTGGGATTTTGATGGTCCAGATAAGTATTATTTGACTGATGTATTAGAATATCGTGGACAGTTTGCAAATGGTGATTGTGGATCATTAATTAATATCCATAACCCTTCTAGGGGTATTGAGGTTTTGTTAGGATTCCATATTGCTGGTAGCAATTCTGTAGGTTATTCAAATATAGTATATCGTGAGGACATTGATAGATTACTTTCTATTGAACCTACTAATCAAGCAGTGATTTTTAAAGATGAAATTGAACCTCAAGGTTTAAGAAGAGATTTAAAACTAGTTTCTCCTGATGATGATAGTAAGGTATTACATGGAAAATTCGATAACGCTCATTCAGTTGCCAACTGCATGAGATCTGAAATTAAGAAATCAGAGTTATTTGGAAAATTACCTGCTCCCTATAATAAAGTAACTACATATCCAGCGAGATTAGGTCCATTCCAACATGATGGTGTTACTATTGATCCAAAGGAGGTAGCTTTATCAAATTATGGTAGAGCTTTAGCTCCTATCAATACAAAGGCTCTTTCTGCAGCTACAGTCGATTATTATGATCTGATAAGTCGTAACTCGACTTTAGCTTTGGAGGAAAGAATTACTTTGGATACTGTGACTGCTATTGAAAGCTTTGGTGAACACGTTAAGAAAATTAAAGCTGATACTAGCCCAGGTTGGCCGATGAATACGTCTTCTAATGAAAATATCAAAGAGATTTATTTTAAAGCACTAGCCGAGGGTGATTCTGTAAAAGCTGATGAATATCTTACGAAGATCTGTGACCTAGTTGAGGAAGCTGAAAGTTTACTTAAAAATGGAACCCGTCCAGTTTTTATCTATAGTGATGCACTTAAAGATGAAACTAGACCTGTTGAAAAGGTTAGAGAGGGCAAAACTCGAATGTTTTCGGGATGTCCTTTCATTTTACTAATATTATTTAGGAAATACTTTGGTATGTTCCAGGATGAATTTTTCCACATGAATATAGACGTGGGTTCCGCAATAGGAGTTAATCCCTATAGTGAGGATTGGCATTTACTTGCCAGAAAATTACTATTCTTCGGTGATAAAGATTTTAAAAATATTGGAGCTGGAGATTATAGTAAATTCGATTGTTCTGAACAACCTGAAGTTTTACAACAAATATTATGGATTATTAACCTATGGTATAATGATTCAGAAAATGATAATAATATACGTACTTTGTTGTGGTATGAAATTACCCATTCAAGACATATATTTTATAATGAATATTACGAATGGTGTAATGGAATGCCTAGTGGTAATCCGATGACTGCTATAATAAATACTATGTATAACCAAATAGCATTTAGAGTAGCTTGGTCTGAAACACCATCGTATAAGAATGGACTGGTTGGTATGTCGGATTTTTCCAAATTTATTTATGTGTGTGCTTTAGGAGATGATAATATCTTTGCTGTACATCCAGATTATATGGAAGAATTCAATGAGATAACTCTTACCCAATATATGGAGAAGATTGGTCTCACATATACAACTGAAACAAAAGGAACGGCAACCCAACCATTTAGACTTATAACGGAGGTCGATTTTCTCAAGAGAGGATTCAAACCTTATCGTTTTAACGGTTTATTGAGGTGGACTGCTCCTATACGGATTGAAACAATTACAGAGATGCTGAATTGGACTAAACGGGGTTATCTTTCTGACCAAATTACAGTTAATAATATTAACACCGCTTTGAGAGAATTCTCTTTGCATGGAAATGCTGTATATGATTACTGGAGGCCTCGTCTAATGGCTTTAAGAGATAAATGTTATCCGGGACTCTTCCCTGATGGTGGAGAACTCACGGATTGGAAACGAACTCTTATGGAAGTTCTGAATACAGAACATTACTTAGGATAACTTTCTAAATCTTTCTCACATAATTCTAATTCTTTAATTTGTTTTTGGCAACTGGTATTTTATGTCTATTTATTCTCTATGAAATGATTAAACGCTATTATAGTTCTACGCTGTGAACTTTTAAGGGTACTATTACCTAACAGTTTGGCCCCAAAGGCATGGTAGTATGTGATCTTGCTTTTATATAGGAGGAATATTGTATAAGAGTAGTGCTATACTATTTCAACTCAGATACCGAAAAACGGTATACTCCCAACCTGAGTGTTGGCAATCCCAACGAACAGTAGTTATTCCAACCATTTTATAGTCGTGCTGGGCTGTAGAATGTTTCAAATACAGTACAACCAACAAATAATAATAACAATAATGTGCAAGGAGGTATTACAGTGGCACACTCAAATGCTGAGAATAACACTGCTCCACAAGCTCCATATGGATCTAATAACCCAATGGAGACTCACGTGTCTATTGAACAAGGCGCATCATCAGTTATGCAGTCTACAACTTTTGTTGATGACGGTGCAATGGTTTCCCACGATACCAGTCACTTTGTCAGATTGAAGGAATTGTTTTTCCGTAATTCTGACAATATGCCCTCTGAGCAGGGTGTGATTGACTTTCTTAAGAAACCTATTGTTCTTGTTTCTGGTAATTTTGCTACAACAGACACTTTTTCTTTCCTTAACTATTATAGTATGCCATACGCTGCTTTAACCTCTACTCAGGGTATATTGTGGCTTCAAAAGCTGGCTGGTTATTTTGGTATTCGAATGACTATGAGATTTAGATTAGTTGTTAATGCTAATAAATTCCAGCAGGGGCGTTACTGTATGGGTTGGATTCCATTCTGTGGAGCCACTTACGACTCCATTAAGAATACCAACACAGCTAATTTACACATGAATACTTTAGTTCAAAGAACTACAGTACAGCATGTTGAATTGGACTTGAATACAGATACCTCTGCCGAATTAGTAGTACCTTTCGTTAGTGTTAGGAACTTCTATCCACTTAATGAAGCTATTGCTGCCGCTCAAACTACTGTATTAGGTTACCTTTCAGTGTATCCCTATTCAGTATTGACAGCGGTATCAGGTTCTACTACTGCTAGTTATACTATATATGTTTCCTTTGAAGATGTTGAACTTATTGGTGCTGCATCTGCTCAATCTGGTCTACCGGACAAAGAACTCAGCAACAAGTTAAATGGACCCCTTAGTGCTCCTTTGAGTGCTGTATCTAGAGGTTTCAAAGAATTTGAAGCTATTCCATTGCTATCTTCATATGCAACGTCAGTGTCTTGGATTGCTGATCGTTTAGCTAGGAGTGCTGCAATTTTCGGTTTTTCTAAACCAACCCAAGGTGATTCTATGATCAAACAAGTACCTCTGAGTGCTCCTAATCACAGCACTGTTGATGGTGATAGTGATGCTCGTTCTATCGGCTTGCTCTCCAAACCCGGAGTTTCGCAAGTTGTGGGATTGGCTGGCACTGATTTGGATGAAATGGATTTCAGTTTTATTGCGCGTAAGTATGCGTGGTTTCAGACGGTTTCGTGGGCTTCTACAGGAGTAGTTGGTAACCTAAACACTATACAGGTTAGTAACACATATTCGTTTGTTTCTGGGGCTTTCTCGCATTATACTCCAATCTCATTTGTCTCAAATTTCTTCCTTTATTGGAGGGGTTCCATTAAATTCAAGTTTAAATTTGTTAGAACACAGTTCCACTCTGGCAGATTATCATTTGCCTTTTATCCTACTGATCAAGCTGCTTCTTTGACTGCGGGTCCACAATATGTCCACAGATGGATTGTGGATATTCGTGACAATAATGAAGTAGAGATAGTTGTTCCTTATATCAGTAATACACAATATACTGATATCGGTACCCCTATTGGTAACCTTGTGATCGATATTGTAGATCCACTCGTTGCTCCAGGTACTGTGGCTTCATCTATTTCTATTCTATGTGAAGTAGCAGCAGGTGATGATTTTGAATTAGCTGTGCCATCGTCATTTGATTATGCTCCAGCGATAGTTGCACCCCAGTCTGGTATGGACAATGCTTATAACATTATGTCCGGAACCATTGGTGCTTCATCTATTGTAGCAGATCCTAATGTTGCCAGTTCCACTTCTATCGGTGAAAAAGTGTCTAGCTTTAGACCACTTTTGCGTCGTTACACACGTTTTCGACCTAACACTGGTGCGGATACTAGCACATTTTTGCTTAATACTCCCGGCATTGCTTTTATTCCTGATTTCATTCCTATTTTGGCATCCACCCCAGGAACTGACTACTGGCAGCCAGATCTTCTTGCTGTGGTTGCTAGCTGTTATGGTATGTGGCGTGGTGGCATTCGTGTTCGGGATGTTGTATCTCGTGGCATGATGTCCACTACTTCACTATCTCCGCTCACTGTTGTTTATAGTGCTAGTGATGCAGCTGCAGCCCAGAATGTTCCAGTAGCAACCTCTGGTGCTACGGCAGCATTTACTTCTAGAGCCTATGGTGTTAGTCACATTATTCAAGAACCAGATAAGAATGCTATAGCAACAGTGGAGATTCCCCAGTATGTACAAGCTTATGGAAGATGTATTGCTGATTTGTGGGCAGATAATAGTGGAACTAATAAGTATATTGGAACAAGTCCTGCAACTAATGGAGGATTTTTGTTTATCAATGCACCTCTAGCTTCAGTAGGAGCAGGTGTAACTAAGAAGGCAGGTTACACTTTACATAACCTCTTCCGCGCTATGGCGGATGACGGTAGTCTTCATTGTTTTATTTCCGTTCCTCCGATGAGAAATGTTGGCACTAACCTCGCCAACTGGGGAATTGGATTTTATTAAGTATATTAACATCAAAGTCTCGTGTAGTTTTTGGGTTTCACACGAGAAAGTTTGCATATAGGGTCCCACTCGATACCCTTTTGTTTACGAGCCTAGGTAAGGCCTTAAAATATTATCTCACTAGATATTGATTTGTATAAGGTCTTGCGACCTTAAAGGATTCACGTACATAAACAGCGTGCTCTAGTTGATTGACC